GCCAAGACTGATCGTGCTGCCGACGGCAAACGAGGCGTCACCACCAAGCATGCTGATGGGGTTGGTCACGGTCGCGTTGTTCAAAGCCCCGTCAAGCAGCAAGCGTCCACCGCTGTGGTTGTTGGCGGTCGTGATCGTAAACCCAGCCGTCTCGTTGTCTCGACTGGTGAAGACACCGTCAAAGATGTTCAGCGTGGTGACTGTGCCGCTGCTTCGGTAGTCGCACGATCCATCGGTGTCAATCTCAATGGTCGGGTAAGCAGACGTTCCAGAAGTTCGCAACGTGCCGCCAATCACCGAGGCCGTGCCGCTGATCGTTGACGCGCAAGCAATCGTGCCTTCGGTCACTGAGATATTGGCAAGCCCGGTGATGCTGCTGGCAAGATCAATCGTGCCAACGTTCGAGCCGTTCATCTGCACCGTGGTCACTGCGGCAGACGATCCGACCGTCACCGTGCCGCTCAGTCGGCTGGCGAGCAGTGTGGTGATGGCGGTTGATGCGTTGCCCTTGAGGTTCAAGAACAGAGGCGAAGCAGACCCGCCAGTGATGCGAAAGTTCGTCCAAGTGCCGGTGAGGTATGCCGCCGTTCCACCCGAAGCAAACTCACAGAGCGGCCCGTCAAGATCAAGGTGCGTGGTGCTGCTGCCAATCGTGCCGGTGAACCCTTCGCCAACTCGGAACGTGATACCTGTCAACCCGGTAGCCGCACCGCCGATGGTGTCACTGCTGCTGTTGATGATCAAGGTGTCATCATTCGTCGGTGCAGTACCACCCCAGTTCGCAGCAGTCATGAACGTCTTGGTTGTGGCTGACTCGCCACCGGTCCAAATCAGAGTTGCCATCAGTCAGAATCCTTTGCTGGCATCAATTCGTTGAGCCGTTCTTGCCTTTGCTTGCATCCACAGCCCTTCGGCTTCAATCGCCGCAGCGGTGTCTTGTTGATATATCGGGCAACTTGGTCGCCGAATCCATCAATGGAATCACGGCCTGCTTTTTGGCAGGCTGTACAGTCTTCTTCGGTCGGTCGCTCGTGCCGGTTGAGTCCGCACATGCGGTGGCCTCGATACTCAATCAGGTGCTTGCAGGTCATGACAGCGTGATGATCGGAGTATTGAAGCGTTGAACCGTCGCTGTGCTACCTGAGCCGCCACTGATAATACCCGTGTAGTTTGATCTGCTCAGTGGATGATTGGGGCCGCTCAACGGGTTGCTCATTGGTTCAAGACGAAGTTGGCTTGGATCTTCACCCCAAGCAAAAGCAGGCAAGTTGAACGTTGGAATTGATGTAGGCTGAACGGGTCCATCATTGTTGGTCGCAAACTGTGTGGTCATGAAGAACTCAAAGTCAGTCTGTGGCAAGAATCCACCCACAAGGTATGCCGTACGCAATGAGAGTGTGTAGTTGGAATTGATTGCAACAGCACCTTTGTATGACGCACATTGATATTCAATAACAGAGCCAAACGGTGAATCGCCTGATCGGAATGGAAAGGGTATTGTGTCAGGAAACAAACGCCTTGGTTGTTGTAATGGATTTGTTCCCTGTGGTGGTATTTTTAAACTTGGTATTTGCTCACCTGTCTGTTCTGCTGATTCGGGGTAGTACGTAATGTCTTGCAACTTGTCGCCAGCGACCAACTTTTGAGTTGACGTATTGAACCCATTACGCACATCGGTCATGCCTGAAGAGCCTTCGCCAATCTTGTAATCGTTGAATTCGTCAATTTCACCGCTACCAGCAGACACCCAAAAGAATGGTATTGAAGGAATCACAGCAACTCGTTCTGCTGTTGATCCTAAGTACTGACTATCGTAAATCACAAAGTTGTTGTCATCGTTTCGATATCCGAACTTTATGGTGTCTGAGGTCTCAGGGTCTTCATCATTGAAGCCTGTGACAACATCTACTTCTTGTGTAGTACCCACTGCTCCGGGTATCTCCAAGACTGAGGTTGTAGGTTCTGTTTCTCCACCAAGTACAAACTTGGAATAAGTCCGAGTCACAGTCACATCGT